CCATACGAGAAAGCCGATGCCAAGTTGCGTCATAGCCACGCTTGTGTGATCCTTCCCTGAGATCAGGCAGGCGCTTCTGTTTGACTCCAGTCGCATGATGACCCAAGCCACGCTGACCTAGACGCGGCGGTTTATTCGGCATGCCGATAGCCCGACTTCAACAGCACGCGGGCAATGTCTGTAGCAGTCGAGCGCACTGCTGCCTCATCGAGCAATGGGAGCGCAGCATGCAGCGTCTCATGGATGATGGTGTCAATGCGTTGCGCTGGTGTCATCGATGCTCTGATGCAGATCGTCGGTCGTCTGCCCGGTGGGTGATCGCATGTTCCCCATGCAGTGCGGCTGATCTCTTTGCTCTTAACAAACTTGACGCGCCACATGATCCCGCCGATCTTGCATGTAAAGTCACTGGGCATCTAGCACCTCCCAATTCATTCGCGCTCTCATCCGCTTGCGTCCACTCGTTGTCGCCTTGATTGATTCATAGTCGACGAACAATCTGATCCACTTCTGTCGGCACGGCTTCGGGCCACCACCGAGTTGTGCTTCGTATCCCTTGGCTCCGTCTTCATATCCTTTGCTCAGTGTTCCAACCCGCACGAATGAACAGAATCGAGATTGCACCCTGTACGCACCGTTCTGACTTGAGAGGTATTCGCGTTGCACTCCGATGATATTTGAATTGTGGTCATGTCCGCAGATGATGCAGTCGCATGACTCGACCCAACTGAACATATTCTTGGCCGCGCCAAATCCACCGCCTGCGCCGTGAAAGTATTTGAGACTGAATGTCAGATGGTTGCCGCCCGCAGCCAGCTGCACCTTCATCCAACCACCGTATCCACCGACTCCGCATTGTGTTTTGCACTTGCTCTTCAGTGCTCTGACTGTGTTTGTAACTGGACAGGATTCATGGTGACGCTCCCATGATGTTTCATGATTGCCAGCACCCCACAAAATAAAACGCTCCGCTGCTCCTGGAACTTCATCACACAAGAACGATGCCGTCTCATCGATGCACTCATCGAAGTATGCGGTCGCTGCAAGATTCGATCGCAGCCGTGATTTGTCTTGACGCGGATCTGTGCGTCCTTGGCAGAGGTCGTACCAATCTCCGTTGTTTATGATCATGGCATCGCGCTTGACTGCGGTCTGCAATAAACGCTTGAGCATTGGTCGATCGCATGATGGCGAATCGAAATGCACATCGCTCAACACAAGAATCCATCGCTCCCACTTATGCGTCTTCGCCGTCTCATTGACTATGTGAATGTTTCGACCGTGATGCGTGACCTTAAATGTTGGTGGTTTCACGCTCTTAGCCATTACTTCTCCCCGATTAGGTTCAGCAACTCTCTCGCGAACTGCGGAGCGTCGCTCACGCGCATCATCACGATCCAGTTGTTCTCGCCGTCTTGTCTGAAGACAACGACTGGCACTTGACCGGGAGCCGCGTCCATCTCTGCCTGCTCAACCCAATCGGTCACGGCCACACGACAGTATCGCTTACACTCGACATGCAGATTGCCAGTGCCCTTGAGATCTGCGTCGTGATCCGCTCCACAGAACTGCACTGAGCGCCGTGCCTCCGTGCAATTCCAATGCTTTGCGAGTTCAGCGGCGCACTCGCGCTCTCCGACCTTGCCTTTGGTTCGCGAGTGGCTTCCCATGCTTATATCGTCCCTTGTTTATTTTCGCTCGCAATAGCCTTGCGATTAACTTTCAGAAAAGTACGCACGATCCTTGTCCCACCGAAAGCGACCGATGTAGACCCACTTGTTGTCTGGCATCCGTGTGTAAAGAGCCTCGCTGTATTGACCCTTGAGGTGTAGAGGCACCTCCCTATCGAGACACTCGCCCCGAACCACTCCAAGCCGAATATTCGTGTCACGGCGATCGGGAGTGATTGTGTCTCCACAGCACGGCCCGCCGATGAGCATGAAGTCCTCGTCGGGTTCAATCGGATCCTCGTGCTTCTCGGGTTCGCTTTCCACCCATGCATTTTCTCATTTAGTCTCCCGCTCGCAAGTTAGGTTCATCCATGCCCAATAGTGCCCAAGGAATTAAATCTATTTTTTTTGTAAGCGGCAAGATTGGATAATGCTTTAGAAGCTGGAGTGCCCGCTTTCGAATGGGCTTAATCTCTTTTGACTTGGCGTGCAATAGGAAAAACAAGAAGTCCCGCGTCTGTGCGATTGTCCGTAGTTCCTCATCTCGTGTTGTCATTAAATCTTTCTCCTCTTGGGGTCTTGATTGCGAGTAAGTCGCGGCCGCAAGCAGAACTCGAGATGTCGAATGTGATCCCGCTCGCCTTCACACTGGCGCAGCCTCGCCTCGACTGCCTCGAACTCCCGCACCTTCACCTCCCAAGAGACAATCCAGACGGCGACCTCCTGTAGCCGCTGTGCATCTCGCTCAGACCCGAGCGCGGCGACTCGGGTGGCGATTCGGAGGATGATGTCGGCTTGGGTCACTTTGGACCCCTTTTTTTTTCCCATACAGGAGTGATGTCTGTCTGTCTGTAGGTATATATATTTATATATATATATATATAAATTAGTGATAGAGAGATAAAGAGCAACGGACAGACAGACATCATGTCTACTAGGAGATTTTTAAAGGGCATCGTCATCGTCAAACCCCCTTTTAACGCTCAAAATGGTCTTTCCACTTTCCTTGCGGCTTGAGATAAACCCATTGAGTTGAGTTATATACCTATCGACCTGTTTCTCTCCGATGGATTCTGCCGAGCAGGCGGCGAGCAAATCCTGCCTAGTCACAGCCCCGCCGTTCGCCTTGCTCATGTCTCTCAAGATCCGATTGAACGAGTTCTGCATCTCGGATGGTGGCTTTGCATGACCAGTCCGCTTGTGGCTAGTCAAGAACTCCTGCAATGTCTCAGGCCATGCCTGCTCCTGCCAAGTGCAAGAGGGGACTTGCCATTTAGTATCAATCTTCTGATTCCAACTTCTGCCACCGTGTGACGAGTCGATTCCGATGTTGCTCTTGGTAATCCAAAGCACCCTCGAGTCGCCATCCACCTCCCGCATTAGCAGGGTCTGAACTCGGGACACGGCCGTAAACGCAACCGACCCTAGACCGATGAACGCCGCGTCCTGTTCCTTCCATCCCTTAGATGTGTGGTTGGTCAAATAGATTGCGCAGTTGGTTTGGTGGGCGATCTTTGACAGCGGCTGCAAGGCATCACGAACATCCTGCTGGGCGTTGTTGTCGCTGCCTCCCATGTACGCCGTGATCGGATCAAGAACCAATAGACCGATGCCGTGCTGTTCAATAAACTCCTTGATCCTGTCGGCATCCTTCGGAAGTTTGATCGGCATCACGCTAGATGAATTAGGCTTTGTAATACCGTCAAGCGATTTAATGTTGTCTAAGTTTGCACCAGCTGCTAGAAGTCTCGGCACTGTGACCCGCGTCAAATCGTCCTCAACCATTCCGATTCCGACCTTGCATGTGGGGATGATTTGACCGTCGGGCATGACTCCACTGGTCGAAACACGAGCCACAATATCAATCAGCATCGTGCTCTTGCCGACACCGGGATGACCGATCAGCATGCTGACCATGCCGCGAGGTATGTACGGATGCCAAAGCCAGTCGACCCGCTGCGGTTTAATTGTGGACAGATCAATGCACGAAATCTCACTCGCCGCGCTGCTGACTTGCGATCCCTCGACTGAATCATCCATCGCCGCAATCTTGCCGGCACGGTGAGGAGTCATGTTGTGACCAAGCATCTCTGCGACCTTGTCAACTCCGACATCGTCACGCGCCATCCCAATCAGCCAAGAGATGTTCGCCAACTTTGGAACAAGTGACGGCCACTTCTTGCGGCACTTGTTCTCGTCAAACTTCGGCGATGACTTGGAGAAGTCAACCCATGCGTCGTAAAGATTTAAACTGTAAAGAACCATCCCGACCCTGACCCATGCGCCGTAGTCATCAGCACGCCACGGTGCAAGCAGATTCAAGCAGATGCGAGCCGTCTCTTGATCATCAAATTGAGTGCCGCCATTCTGCTGTTTCTTATCCTTCTTAACCTGTTCCTGATCCCAATTCAAATAGGCTCTGCACAACCAATGGATTGCGGCTTGGCATTCCTTGATCTCATTGCACTTGCCGTATTGGTTGCCTGTGACAGTGAAGTATCTTGCATTGCCGTAGCACTCAACTTGTTCCTTCTTGCTCGAGCACACTGGCTTGCGACCACGGCAATAGATGTGGATGCCGTTGCCGCTCGGGCTGTACTCGGTATATGAGTCGAACTGAGATATGACCTCCAAGGCCCACGGCTCAGGCTCTCCGTCATTCACGCATGCGTCAAGATCAATGCCGACAATGCCGTCACCGTTAAACACAAAGCCCACGCCTGCGAGTCCATCCGTCGAGGCAAACTCGCAGGCGCGTTCAAAGGTGCTCCATGTTGTCTGGTTTGTGCTGCTGGCTTTAACACCGTGCGCCTGCATCGGAATCTTGTCGGGCGTAAATCCGACCCAGCGCGGAATGGATTTAAGTTCTTGCGGAACATTGTCAGGTTCCATTTTTATCTACTCCCCGTTTTATCGCTAACAATTGATGATCTAATTTCAATACTTAATTTAGTTAATTTTAAAATGTGTTTTTCAAAATTAAATATAAGTGTTTCTGTATATTTATCAAAATAAATATTTCCAACCCTATTTTCTATTGCATTGCTTTGCGCAAATCCACAATTTAATTTCAATGGATAAATAAAACAATGCGATATAAAATATTTTATTCCGCCAGCACTTTTATAGACAGAATCAACATAATCCGATGCTTGTTTAAAAGTATTATTTGCATTTATGTTGCTTTTCTTTGCTTCAATACAAACAACTCCCATATTCCAACCTAGATCTACAGATACTTTTGTTGGTTTTAAAAGATAATCAACTCTGTAATCATGGCTTATTGTGCCTGGTCTGTTAATCAATGGATAGCATTGGCATTCTTTTCCAACAGTAAAATATTGTTTAAAAAAGTCTGTTAGTAAAAAACTATCTAAATGTTCTATTGAATCTTTTTCTTTTTTATGGTCGCCGCATGTATAAATAAATGCAGGATCTCTACTGTGATATGCAACCTCGCCATCAAGAGATTCTTCTATAAGTTTCATCTCGCATCCTTGCGTTTGTTAAAGCGAGCGACGGCAACCAATGTCACCGCCGCCCGCCGTCCGGGGCTTATCTCAAAACGGAATATCCATGTCGTCGACTGGCACTGGATCAGCATGCTTTGTCACGGCCGCAGGATGCGCAGGCAGATACGCCTTGACGATGTTGGAGACCTTGCCGACCTTGCTTGTGTACTGATCGATCGATGCCTTGATCTCCACATCGACCAGGCTTTGCTCGTTGAGCGAGCCGCCCTTCTTCACTGCGGGCAAGTTGCAAGCGATCACCACCGTGTTGATTTCCCACGGCTTGTCTGTCCCAATCGTCGCAAAGATTCGTTTGTTGTTGCCTTGGAACTCCGTGTCGAGCCACAACTTCAGCGACATGCCGTCCTTGTTGAACTCATTCTTCTTGTATTGATCAGGCGCGAACTCTGCCTTGGTGATCTTGAATGTGTAAACGCCTTTGGGAAGAATGATCTCCTCAAATTTGCGGTCGGTCTTCAAATCTTGCGGTGCATCCCATATCAGTTTCATTTCTTACTCGCTTTCTTTTCTGACAATTTGCTGTGACCAGTCGCCACCTTGGCGACGAGTCTGTCCCGAACATCTTCACGAGATGTGCTTCCCTTTTCCGCAGCGGCTTGCGCCGACGCGGCTGAAATTTTGTGACCCAATTCTTTGGCGATCTCGCTGACTTGACCCGCTAGACCTTCGATCTGCTCCTCAAGAACAGACTGCTTGAGCATCGCCATCACGCTGCTCGACCCGCTGCTTGATGCAGCAGCTGGTGGCAACGCACGAGCCTCGGGCTGCGCCGACTCGATCGGCATCTCCTCCGCAGGCGTTGCTTCAATCTTCAACAAATGCGGGATGATTGCGCAGCCGTGTCGATAGGCTCGACCAGTCGCTCGCGTGATCGCCATCGATCGGATGCTAAATGCCGAGCGTCCCCACGGCGCACGCTCCGCGCTCGACGCAATCGCAGAGCCACGACTGACGGTCTCGCCTGTGTCGATGCGCACGATGGCGACGACAGCCATGTACTCGATCGAGCCGTCTTCTGTTACCTGCTTTACTACCTCTACTTCGGTGCTTGTTACATTGAATGCCCATCCCACTGCTTGCCACCAAGCCACAGTCGGATACTGCCGACCTTGGATGTTGACGATTAGATGCCCGACGGTCGCCGCAATTTCCTTGGCGATTGCCTTTGCCCTCTGCATCTGCGCAAGCGGTGTCGGCTGATCTGTTGACATGATTTCGTTTGTCATAGTTGCTCCTGTAATTTCTTCATTGCCCACGCTGGCAGCCCAATGTCGACGACATCGTCCTGCGGCCATCCCGGGTACTTGTTCTCTGCCTTGCACTTCCACCACAGTTTTTGCAACTCGACGAGTCGCTCGCTGTATGCGTCCATCACCTCATCACTCATGCGATAGACCGCTGTTCCGAATGGAGCGGTGGTCTCGACGACAAGAAACACGAACGAGAAATCGTCAGGCATCATGCGACCAGTGGCTGACATTGCGGAACGCAGAACAGCCCGATACCAAGCAGCCTGCAATCCGTATCCAAAACTCGCAATCGACTTCTCAAAATCTCCCGCGAGATCGCGTGTGGTTTTTAAGTCACAGACCATGCCGTGTCCGTTCCACGCATCGAGACGAGCCTTGGCAGGGAAGCCGCCGATCTCGCCGAACACGCTGACCTCACGCTTCTTGCATGCGCTTAAGCAATGCTTGATGCGCCAATCACGCTCGCACGCTGCAACCATTCCGTCGAGTTGCTGCGCTTGATCGGGAGTGATGATGCAGCGACCAACATTCGCGGCCTCAAATGCGGCGTATTCTTCTTTGCCTGCTTTCGTTCGCTTGTCCACATTGGGACTCACGACTGCTTGCGCTAATTCATTCTCAGGCTCAAGTGTTGCTGCATGCTTTGCCGTACCCAACGCCATCGCTGCCGATGACATTGGAGTTGCGAGCATCTCCAGCGCGTGCAGTGGAGTGCTCTTCTGCAAGTATCTGACAAGTGATGAACCAGTCGCGTCATCGCTGTGATACGCAAGCGCGGGCAGATTCTCAACGATGCAATTGCGCAGATGCAAAGTCATGCGACACCTCGCATCTGTCGCCACGCGGCGACAGCCCGGAACATCCAAGATGATTTCGAGACCTCGCTAATGAGGTCGCGCTCGAGGATTTCCTTGGCGTATTCGCCTTGACCGATCGAGACCAGCGGGATCTCCTTCGTCTTTGGTCGATCGCCTTGGAGGATGGCTTCACAGGCAGCCATCACGCTCGAGGGATCAGCTTCTGCGACGGGATCGAGGAGACGAATTACATCGCCGAGCCGACAGGCGATGACCAATCGGATCGCCATCGCTCCCATTCTTAACTGCCTTGCCTGCTCGGGCTTGGTCGCCTCGATCCGTGCGGCCAACCCGCTCAGGCGATCCATTGCCAACACGATGTCCTCTGCTCTGTTCTGCCACGATGCGTCCTTGCTGCTCATTCTGAATCCTTAGCTGCTCGGCTAAATTGCCTAGCGTTTGGATCAGATCTTGAAAATTAGGGGTGAGGGTTCGAGTCCCCCACCGCCCATTTTCAAAATCTGATTGCAGTGGATGATCGTGATCCCGAAGGTAAGAGTGTTCAAGCCCATTGCCCTCAGAACCACGATCATTCGCTGCATTTTTAGTAGAGGGCTTGAACACACTCCGACTAGAGCAGGGATTTTTCCCTATGTCAATAGGCTCAGGGGATAAATCTTTCCCGATTTGTGAAATAGTTTCAATGCTGCTTTTCAAGTGCTCATCTTTGTGACGCAAATAGCGATGCGTTTGATCGATTGATTTGTGCCTAACTAGTTTCTGAATCAGGTCTGGCGCGATGCCTTGATCAAAAGCGCCTGTAATAAACCCGACGCGTAGGCGATGGAACTTCCCACGGCCAGTGATCCCGCAATATTTGAGATCGGTCTCAAGACCTTTCATGGTCGGATACTTTTCAAAGACCAGTTCGCCCTTGCTCGTCTTGCGCCACGCTCGCAATGTGCGCACGACACTTTCTGAAATCGGGATGGAGTCGCGGCGCCGGGACTTGTCCTTAGTCACCGTCAACTTTTGCTTGTTGAGATCAATGTCTTCCCAACGCTGAGATTTCCATTCTCCGTAACGCATTCCTGTTCCGTTTAAAAGTCTATACAGCGTTGCTCTGGTTTTAGAGTTGTTGCGCTGTCGACCGTCGTTACTGTTAGCGGCACGCTCTGCGGCAGCGATCAGTCTGTTGACTTCATCTTGAGTCATTGCGTCTGCGCCAACGCCAGCTCGTCCACGCGGAGCAGGGATTGAAACCCAAGGATTGATTTGCAAGCGACCTTGCACGACAAGCCAACCCGCAAACTGCCTGCATAAACTCATGCGATTTCGCATGGTCTGCGGTGCGAGTTTTGTTTCGCGGCTCATGTCCGAAAGCCACGCCACACAACTTGCGGGAGTGAGTTCATTTTTGGCGTGTTCAACCCAACGCCCTGCCCATCGGGCGGCGAGTTTCGCGTGCGCTGGCTCATAAGATTGCTGGTCTACAAGCCACATTTGCCAAGCAAGGATTTCATCGGTAAAACTTAAGACCATAATTGATCTACTACGGTACGCAGGTCGTTTGCTTGAAAACAAAACACTGCTGAAAATTCTATTAAATATTTTGAGCCCCGTCATATTTTCAATTATAGGAAATTTCCCCACTTTTATCGGAGATTCATGCTGAAAATATAGCGCACCTAGTATGCGAACAAAGCAAAAGCACTACATCTTGTGTGCTCTATAACCCTGTGGCTTTGTGAATGATTGAGCGAGCAACGCCAGCCACGCTTTGCGCAACGCTAGAAATAGATGCGCCAGTGCCGTCGACCTTGCCCCACTTGCCGAGCGGACATTCAACGCCCGCTAGTGTCACCTTCACAGTGAGCATCGCACGCGGGTTGTTTCCGCATCCGCACTTGGTGCACCAACCCACGCTACCCGCGTCGGTCATGCCCTTGTATTCCACAGCCCGATGCTCGCACGGCATACAGATCGCCAGTCTCGCCGCCGCGTCCGCTTCGCTCGCCGGGCCTTGCATGGCGTGTGTCAGTTCGGCGCGGGCGTATTGCCTAGCGAGTTCGATTTGTGTCCGCGCTTGCGGCTCGCTTTTCATCATCGCTTGCGGGACTCCGTCTATCACTCGGTGCTTGCAATGTTTTTTGCACACTCCCAATGTGGGCTTTTCCCAATGTCCAGCGGCGCAACATCCACCGCCTTGCACGCCGCAGTCTTGCCAGTGGTCGCAGATTTTCATACGACCTCGAATCTAGTAATTGTCCAAGTGATTGCATGACCTCCAGTAGGCGTGAATGAACCGCAGCAAGGTTTATAAGTATCGGTCGATAGGTATCCATAAAAAATAGAACCCGCGCCGTACTGGTCAAAAGTATCTGTGTATACACCAAAATTTATCGGGTCTCTTGTTAATGGGTATAAACCTGTTAATGGAGAATAGCAAGTTTTACTGTCCGAATAATATCTACTATCAAAAACCGTATATGGATCTGATATATCTTGTACTTTAGCGTTGCATTGTTGAGTCGGATTTGTTGAATCTAACAAAAAAACAGGCAAGCATACATCAGGATCAGTATTATAAAAACTTTTACTAGCCGTTTCTGAAGAATTAAAATAGTAATCAGTGCAAAGATACGATGCGTGCATTTGAATATTGAATAAGCCATACCACGAACACCCAGCATCAGGATAAACACAAGGGCAAGTAGTATCTTCTTCTGCATTTGAGTTTTGAATTTCACAAGTAATTAACGCTAAATACGGACTTGGTAAATTTGTTGGATTATATTGATCGTCATTGCAAGGCGTGCAATATGTCGGTGTGCAAGTTCCATTTTTACCCATTAAAACATCTCCAGCAATAGTATGCGGCCATGCATCGCATGAATCAACATCCCCACAATACATTTTATATTGGCATAAACCATATCCAAGTGTTGAATATTTTTTCATAACAATAGAAAAACTATATGGTGTTCCATCCCAAGTTAAATCTATTTCAACAGTGACATAAGTTGGTAATGAATTTTGGTAGGCTGTCGGTGGATTTGTCGCAGTGCAATCATTTGTCCCAGGAGTGACAGCCAAGCAAGCGCCATTGCATCCACCACCACAACAACACTTCCCCATAAGACTCATTTCGCCGACTCCTTGAATGCGGCGTTGAACAACGGCGACGCAGCCCGCTTTGCGGCGATGAGTTCGCGCACAGTCGTCGGGTCTTCGCTCGACATCGCTTGCCGCGCTAGGTCTGCCTCGCTTTGCACGCGGCGTGGGATCCAACCCAAAGCAAGTCGAATAGCCGTGCCTATCCCTGTCTGCCACAGCAGCACCACCAGCGCGACCGCTACGACGGCTCCTAGACCCCATTGCAATAGCGTCGCCCAGTACGGCACGATGTCTTTCACGCCTGAGACGGCCACAGAAATTTGGTTTGTTTCATGCAATACGACAGCCGCGTCTGCTTTAATGGTCACGGCTGCGGCGACGATCTCGGGTTGAGCGGAGTGCGTAATGATGAACGCACTCCGCTCAGAGATTGAGTGTGCGGCGCTTGATGCGACGCTTGCGCTGCTGGCGATCTCCTTCGTCGCTGAACAGCCCGCTGTGAGCACGGCGAGGATTATCGCTTGTCGAACCACTTCGCTTTAACCTCGTTAAATCCGAACACCGAGCCGCAGAGCCAGCCAACCAGTAATAGCAGGCAGCCAAAGAAAGTAGTACCGAGAGCGTGAGAAAGAAATTCCATATGTCCTCCATTATTTTAAGTTCATCCGAGCATCGATCTTGATTGCCAACGCGGCAATCGCTTCAGTGTGCTTTTCGTCGATTGATTGTCCGCGTATGACAGCCTTTGTGAGTTCGGCGGCTGTCACGCGCAACTCTTTCGTGTCTTCTGCAATGCGTGTCAGAACTGCATTCTTCTCGCCAAGCGACGACACATAAAGACCCAAGCCAATCAGGATGCCGATCAGCTGCCCGACAAGCACAGTCGTCTGAAGCGGTGTCAAAGATGGCTTCTTCGGAGGCGCCATTATGGGCAGGTTCCGTCGATGGCGTTGGAGACGCAGAATGAGAACGCTTGCGATCCATCTGTCGCATTGATCGAAGCGTGCATCAGCACGACTGTTCCAGTGGCGATCGGTTGCAATGTAAAGCCAGCCGGGAGATTTGAATTTAGAAAGCCCGGGCCGTTGTATGTGGCTCCGCTCGCCTGCTGTAATGCCTCGACCGTGTTGTACGCAAACCCGATTGTCGTGGTCGCACTGGTGATCGCGCTGCCGCCCTTGGTTTGAAACTTCTGCACGGTGTCCGTGTATTGCTCGGCTTCTTCCCACGCATATTTCCAGCGTCGATTTGTGATCACAGTTGTATTGGCTGTGATCTTGGCGAGGAATACATTGAGCACTCGCGGCGCATAGCGACTCAAGTCATTTTGTTTTTTCTCGTTGACTTTATCCGTGAGTTTCTTGAATCCTCGCTGCGAGAATGGGCCGAATGAGCCATCAATGTTCGGCTTGAGATTCATTAGGTTGTCACCACGCCAAGATTTGCAAAAGAATCAGTGCTTGGAAATGGCTGTTTGTAATAAACTTTGGCGGCTCGCCACGGATTGCTAACTGATACGACAGATCCCGCAGATACTTGATCGGGAACCACGCTGCCATCTGCATTGCGCAGTGGAACTTGTTTCAAGTGGAATGTTTGTGTGTCAAGAGTGAAAGAGAAGTTGACCTCGTACTGATTCGGGCCTATGCGGCTCGAGGTTGCGCCGTCGAATACAAGCGTTCCGATTGGGCAAACTAGATTTTGTGATGTGGTCACGCTTGCGCCAAAAGTAAAAATCGCACTATTCCTCTTTCCGATTGTGTTAGCAAACACTAAATAGTTTGGTCGCCCGATTACGACATTGCGCACGCTGATATTGAGCACACCTTGGATGCTCGAAATAGGATCGCCTGCGCTGTCAACTTTTGCCCCACCAATATCAATCAGAGTCGGAGCAGTTTTAAGAGCATCAGTTGTTGGAAGCGTCGCACCAGTGCGCCACACATCGACAATATTCGCCTGCGCGTTGACTTCGATGGAAGTGAAGCCGACTTGTTTTTCTTGCAAGATGTCTTGACCTTCAACGGCGACTCCGTCGATCGTCGTAGACGCTTCAAAACTATGAACGCCTGTCCAGTATTTGTCGGAGCCATCCTGCACTGGCGTGTAGGTCGCACCTGTGAACGACATCAATGCTTCCATTGTAGTTTCGTTGCCCGCCCCAAAATCAAGAGTGCCTGCGGTAGAAGCACTATTACGAATATCGTGAACAGTAAGAGAACTTCCGTCGTCGTTATAGATTAAAAATGTCGTCGACCCTGTCCACTTGCCGCGATCGTAGGAACCTGTTCGGCTTGTCTGTTCCCATACCATTGTCATGGCGTTGCTCCTATGGCTTGATTGAGTTTGACCAACTGGTCGTATGTGCCCTTGGTATTTGAAGCCGTCTCAATCGCTTTGGACAATGCTTCTTTCGCCTTCTCAATCTCCTTTGATTTTGAGAAGTCTGTCACGCCTTGCAACTTGATCGACCCGAGTGCGGAGTCGACGCTAGTCGCGCTGGCGGTGCGGTTAGCCTTTGCACGATTCAATTCGATTGATGCTTCTATGCCTGATGAGTAATCTTGATTGGCTGTCTTTTGCGCTTCAAGTGTTTGTTCAACTAGGGTTTTGTTTGCTTTGCCAGCTTCGACAAGATCCCACGCGGCCATTGCTTGCGCAACCATTTCAGATGTCATCCCCGCCATTGAAGCCAAGCGATCAAGTTCAGCGTCTCGCACCGACATTGTCGATCGAGTCGCCTGATCTTGAAGATCATTCAATGTCTTTTGAGCTGAGGCGAGTTCATTCTTTGCGGTGACGGCAGCAATAGCCGCATCATCATCTAGTTTTTTATCTGCTAAACCCTGATCGTATAATTGTTGCGCTTCATAGATAGCGTTCAATGACATGCCAGCGTTCATCATGCGATCGCTTAATGCTTGCTTTGCCAATTCTGCGGAAGATTTTTCTATGAAAAAAGTTCCTTCTTTAATCTTTTGCAATTCTGTTTCAAGTTGCAATTTTTCTGCTTCAATTCTCATTGCAGCCTGAGCAGCTGATGCGCCTTCCTTTTGTTTATTGGCGGCATCAATTCGACTCTGTTGCTGATCCTGCTCCGCTCCCATTGCGCCGCCCATGTACCCGCCTGCGTCAAGCATGGAAGCAATTAACTTGCCTCCCGATCCGACGATCGGCAATCCTTCAAGTGTCGTGGCGATGGTTTGCCCAATTGCAGTCACAGCCTCACCAAATCCTTTTATGCTTCCATCTCTAAAACCTTTAACAAGTTCATTGGCTGCGTTCAATCCTGCATCGATTAAGCCGATGGTTCCCAAGCCGCCTATCAAACCACCCACCGCTCCCTTCATCTGCTTTGCATTGATCTTCTCAAGTTGCCCGGCGATGCCAGCACTGTGACGCTTCGCGGCCGCCTCGCCCTTCATAAAACCCTGAATCATCGGGTCGGGATTTGCGTAGAGATCGACTTCGAGTTTGCCTTTAATAGATCCCATTACTTGACTCCCATCTGTCGTTTAAGTTGTTCAAGTGCTTGCTGCGGGTTCTGCTTCGGAGCCTCGTAGTACGGCATAAAATCATGCGGGCTGAACGACTTTGAATTGCTTGATCGATGCGCGTTGGCGACAGTCGACGCGACAATGCCCGCGCCGAGGTCACCGCGCTGGCGTGAGTCAAGGCATCCTGTGATGCTCTGATATGCGATCCATTCTTGAAGTTCTATTGATGACATTCGATTTCCTAGTTCAGCGACAGTCATTTTCAATTCAGCCGCAAGCGTGAACATGAACATCCTCAGGCTGCGGCTTCTCAGTTTTTTTCGAGTTCCTCTGCATCCTTTGCGCCGAGACCCGAGAGACGCTGGCAGTGCTCGTAGAGTTTGTCGATTACCGAAGCAGGCATTGCGCCTACTTCTGCGATCTCCGCATCCGTGAACAGTCTCACGCCAGCCTCGGTCGTTAGACAGCGCACGACGAGGCTGGCGCGGATGTTCTTCACGCCCTTCTTGATGTCACGCTCCGAGTACACATACTGCTCCCATTGATCGCGCTCGCCAGCCGTAAGGCCGCGAAGCGAGACGAGACCGTCAATGCCCGCAACCTTGACGGTGGCGGTTGGAATCTTGAGTGCAAGTAGTTGTTCTCGGATTGACATGTGGGTTCTCGATTAGGTGATGGTGAGTGCGCCTGTGACTTGCAAAGTCACGGATCCTGTGATGACTCCATCGACAGCGGCTTTGTAGTCGTAGCCTGTGATGATTGCGGAGCCACTAAATGTCGAAGCGTCTGCGCTTGCGATTGCAAACGCAATAGAAGTGCGTGCGGTGACTGTGGACTTGATCAAGTCTTGACCAGCATTCGCACCGTCAGAATTAAAATCGCAGGAAATTGTTCCCGGCGAGATAATGCCCGGTAAGAATGTCTTTGTGGTTGCCGCAAGATTTGTCGATTCAACGGCTGACAATCCAAAACCAGAAAAGTTGAGCGAAGTTAATTCTCCGATGAGTGTTGGCGAGGCTCCCAATGAGAGAGTTGTTCCACCGTTTGCTACTGAAATTGCCATGTGATTATTCCTTTGTTGTTATGGCGCAGATCCGTCAGTCAACGCGACTGGAGAAGGAGCCGAAGCCAAGTAATAAATTTTTAGAGTGACGCTGCAAACGAAAGCACCGAGTTCGGTTCCTTCGCCGCCCATGTCGTAATTCATGTTTGTGCCATCAATGCGGATGCTTTGGATCGTCATCGGGCTATTGGTTGAAGTTGGAAGCAAACCTTTTGCCGCGTAGAGATCGACCCGCACACGGTCGGCAATGTTGGCCGCAGATACAAGCGACGAGTGCACGCAGTCCACAGTCACTGTGGCGACCCGCAGGCGATCTGCACCTGCAAGTGTTGGACTGGCTCCGTCATCGCTTTGCGAACTCACGACAATGAACGGCATCGCAGTCGCTGGCGTGACGAACGACTGGAAGATCTTGGTTGAAGACCCGAGAGCCGTGATCACACTTGGCGCCTGCTGCAATGCAAGATGGATGGCTTCAACGAATTTCATCGTGATGCCTTATTCACTTCGTTTGCGATGCGCTTGAATACTTTGTCGAGTCCGTATCCGATGTCTTGAGTGAACTTAGCGTTGATCGTCGCTCCGTAAGTCTTGAAGAACTTCTCAAACACTTTCCATCCTGTGTATGCGCGTGATGGATCCTTGTAGCGGCCGTGCTCAATAAGCCAGGAGTTTTGCGTGCTGCCCCAAATGCGTGCCCACACAGTCGCATCTTTTTTACCAATGTTTTGTGGTCTGATTGCGTGGCTGTAGATATTGTGCGCAATGTTGATGCGGCTCTCTTTAATCGGATGGATTGGCTGATGCTTCTTCGCACGCCATCGCCACGACTTCTGCGCATCGGTTTGATTGAGATCGTTCTTGCCACTCCAAGTGCCGTACATGCTTGCAAGTTTGTTTCTCGGCGCAGTCAACGCCTTGACCTCAGCCTTGTGCAATACCTTGTAGATGTCCTCATTGCGCAGGGTCTTCATCTGATCAAGGAACTGATCCAAGCCTTTGATGATCTTGCCACTACTTGCCATCACTGCACCTCTCTGCATTGCATGGTGAGTGTGTGACCCGCAGACTTGTAGTCGACGATGGAGACGATCTCGAATGTGGTGGAGATCGTCGTGCCGTTAGTGCCGCGACTCAGGCTTGCAGTGAAGCGGTCAAATGGCTTGATGCCCGGGTAGAAGTTGGTTGTGATCTGATGCGTGACGACCTGACTGAGAGCCATGTGGTTGGTCTTCTCCACCGCGCTCGAGTCTTTGATCTCGCCGAAGATCGTGTCGCCAGCCGTGTATGTATAAGTCGGTGTTCCAAAGGAAGTCAGCGTCTGCGTGCGTGCTCCGATCACCATCGGAGTTCGCATCATTCCGCTGTTCATTGATATTCACCCGACTTGTATTGGGCGATGAGAGCCTTGATCGTGCCGGGCACTTCGTACTGTTGACCCGGTGCAAGTGTGGATCGATAGTCGTAGAGCGTCGAGCACTGCATCAGAATGGCGTGCTTGAGTGCGACAGGGATCGCAGTTGCACTAGAGCCGTGACCAGCCACATAGACAACTGTGACGACTCCTGCGCCGCCGCCGACGAGTGACGGCCATGACTTGCCGTCAAGCAGCTGAATGCGTCCAATGCCGTTGTAGGACTTCACCGTGTAGTCGGTTGACGCTGACAGCGTCTGCGTGTTGCCAGCCGTGTCGACATATTGCACGCTCGTCACGCTGACTAGCGGCGAGCGCGGCAAGGCGATCTCGTATGACGAGCCGTTGTAGACCTCGCCGCTTGAACCTTGCACAAGCGTGTTCTGTGGGAATGCGTCGTAGACCGATGTGAATGTCGTATTTGGAATTGCGATGCCGCAGTAGTTTTCGATCATCTGTCGGGCTGTGGTGATGACTGATGTCGACCCGCCGCTGCTTGCGGCGATGTAGGTGTCGTCAAGCGAGTGGAATATGCGC